CTATGCTTACATACTTGATAAGCAATGTCTTCTCTAGTGTCATATCCTACAAATACTTTCATGTATCTTTTCTTTCTATGTCTTCTTCTATACAGTTTGTACCGTATTGTATTTCTACTAATTTTAAATCTGTATCATGTTCATTAGCAAGTTGATGCCATTGTCCTACAGGTATATGCAAACTCTGGTGTTGTTTAAATACACCATGTAGATCAACATCTGAACTACTGTCTAATGTGTATACTGTTGCTGTGCCTTCTGCAACAAACCAATGCTCTGAACGTTCTTGATGTCGTTGCATTGATAGTTTACCTCCCGGCGGCACTGCTAGTTCTTTTACTTTGGTATGGTTATCGTATTCATGTATCACTCTGTAGTACCCCCATGTACGTTCAGTCTTTGGTGCCTTCCACTCGTCTAGTATCCAGCTACTTGAATTCTTTTTATCTTCGCCGCCAACACCAAACGCAAATTCTACATTAGGATAATCTCCGTAAATTTTGTATTCAGGGGTCGTGATATTTGTCCTGTCGCCGCCGTTGGCAAAGATTAGTTTGATAGTTCCGTGCGTACTTAGTGTATGAAAAATTGCATGACATGCACTATCATCGCTATCGTCAAACCCAATTACTTTATCTACAATTTCCATTTCTTGTATTAGTGCCATACGCTCTTTGAAAGGCATAAAAGGTCTGCCCTTCTTACGTGTAAGCCATTCATCACTGTTCACGCCGACAATAAGTTTGTCGCCGAGCTTTTTTGCTTCTTTAAAATAGGCTAAATGCCCTGAGTGTAGTGGATCAAAGCCACCTGTTACTAGTACAACGTTCATAAGTATATTTAATTAAATAGCAGTATGGCTATACATATTCCTGAGTATAATTTAACTTTCATTCATGTTCCAAAGACTGGCGGATCTAGTATACAACATTGGTTATTAAATAATACAAAAGATCCTATATATCCTAAGAAGTCAGTGCATTGGTCTGTTAGAGATGCAAAAGAGAACTTTAAAACAGTTGGAAAAACTTTTTGTGTAGTGCGCAATCCTTATGACTGGATGGTCAGCTGGTTTGAATATGAACGTAAAATTACACCGCAATACTTGTCTAGGTTAAATCGTATAACAAAAATTAATATTAATAAAGAAACATATAATAGAGAATTGCTTAATAAAAAGCAACACATATTAAATAAAGGATTTAAACCATATTTGTTAGAGTATGGGATTAAAATTTTGCCACAACATACATGGGCATACAATGTTGATATTATTTTACGCTTTGAATATTTAAATGATGATTTTAAAAAGCTATTTAAACATGCTAACTTGCAAACAATAAACCCTACAGTACGACAAGCATGGCCTAGTTATTATGACGAAGAATCTAAAAAGTATGTGTTAGATTATTTTAGTAAAGATTTTACCTTTTTATAAAACTCTTTATTTAAAAATCTACAGTCTTCTAAATATCCGCTAATATGTCGATCACCTTTATAATTTTTCCAGTTGTCAACAGAATCAATAATAGTAGGTTTATTTTTAAAGTTTTCAAACTTAGTAGTCCAACTAACTACACGAACATCTCTGTTTAGTAACAATCCCCAATAAGCACCATGGTAACTGTCTGTTACAATAGTTTTGCCTGAACCTAAAAATTCTATAACTTCGTCAAAGTTTGTATTAGTATTATGCATAACAGTATCACTTTCAGAGTATTCACTAGCCGCTCGTGTTCTGTGTAAGAAAAATATTGTATCTTTAGTTGCTGTATATGTTTTGTCAAACGCAGGATGCATACAACTAACACACGGCAAATATTCAGATGTTCTATTACTAAAGTAGTCTCTAACTCCATATAGTGTAGACTGCTTTAACCATTCTGGCCACCAGTAATTTTCTTTAAAACTAAAGTTATGTCCGATGCCCCAGACTATTAAATTTTTATAATTTTGCTTATCTATGTGTGCTGTGTATTTGTTAAAATATTTTCTAATAAGTCCGCCACCACCTACAATAATAGTTTTATTATTTAGATCATATTTTGTACATTTAGAAATACAATCAGTAGTAACGTTTGCAAAGTCAAAATAACGACTAGGATTACAATACATATCTCCTACATTATTTTCACCTTTTTTATAGTGAAATTCTAAGATCGTCTCTTGTGGAACCATGTGTCGTAGTCTACCTCAGCAAAGGGAATGTCTTCTTTTACAAACCAAGTTTCAAATATTCTAGTTGGCACTTTATGCCATACATCTCTAACAGCTACTTTGTATCCTAATGGGATCAAATAATTACAAGCAATAGTGTGGTAGTCTTCTTCACATTGATATCTATCATGCTCAAATGTAATTACATCAAATGTAATACCATCACTAATTACTTTTTGTAATGCTTTAAATGTATTTTCAGGAGGCTCAATATCTATTGACAAATAATTAATATGTTTGGGCATATTTAAATCTTCAAGAGCATTTTTATAATTAAACGACATAGCATCACCCCAGTATATAGGATTCTTTCTTTGCGGACAATTATCCCATTCTGACTTGTATTGCATATCAAATTCAATACTAAAACCCTTCCAATTTTGTAGCACTTCTAAATTGTATGTGTTACTGCGTTTTCTTGGAAGGTGGCCGCCTATCTCAATATAAGTACCGCCCATACCAATGCAATCAGAAGCAAACATATCCTGTCCTGCTTGACTACATTTTCTCCATTTCTCTCGTTTCATTATGATCCTTTAAACTGCGTATATAAATATATTTATGAGAATACTTTATGCCACCGGCACAAGCAGAAGCTACTTTTCAACAATAACTGGTTATACGCTACCTTCTTGGAAGTATTTAACCGGAGATAAAATTGTGTACCTTGATGAAGAATTTAAAATTCCTTCATTTAAAACAAGAACAATAATGTTTGAAAAATGGAAAAAACCAAGTCTGTTTAGTACATCAGAACAAAAGTTTTATAGAAAAAGTAGATGTATTGTACAAGCATTAGAAGACGGTAGAAAATATGATTATGTTGTTTGGATAGATGGTGATGTTGAAGTTACTAAACAACCTAATTTGTCAGAAATTTTACCAAATAGTAATGAGTTAGTAAGTGTAGTACGGAAGCCTGGTAAAGACGGAACAGGACTTGATAGTGGGTTTGTTGCATTTAATATGAAACACAAATCATTTGGTGTATTTTTGTCAGAGTATACATCATTCTGGCTTGACAAAGAACGGCTTAGAGCTTTGCCTTACAGATATGATGCACCTGTGTTAGAAGAAATATTAAAAAAGTATACTTGGCGTAATTTACTCAATGATGATTATGATGGTGATGATCCGGACAAGAAACATCATTGTGGGTTTGATGGTAGTGTATTAGAAAAGTATTTTTTACACTATTGGGGCAAAAAACTTAAACAACAAAGATTTTCTAACAAGAATAGATAGCATCAGAATGTGCTTGCCAAATCATTTTATAACCGTGTGTCTCTAAAATTTTATTAGTTCTATCGTGGACGCTTTGATCGCCTCCTTTGTCAATAGGCATAAATTCAATACATAATAACGGTTTGTATTTTTTAATAGTTTTTCTTGCACCTTCTAATACATCTGCTTCATAGCCTTCACAGTCTATTTTAATACAAGAAATATTTTCAAGGTTAAAATCGTCTAACGGTTTAACTGGTATATTAGTATAAAGCTCGTTACCTTTTCTTGGTTTAGGTTCGTCTGCAATTCTAAATGTTCCGGTATTGTTCAAACGACCAATCATTTCTACTTCGCCTGTCTTGCTACCTAATGCACAGTCATACAGCTCTATATTATCGTAACTGTGAACATTACGTACTAAACATTCATTGTTTAATGGAACAGGCTCAAATGCAAAAACTTTATTAAAGTTCTGAGCAAACGCTGTAGCAAATAATCCTACGTTAGCACCAGCATCAATTATATTGCCCGAAGTGTTAGATAGTTTAACAATTTTAGCTATGTACTTTGTTTGGAAATTATGACCGTATGGCGTGTGTTCTTTATTAATACAATGTTTTGTAAAAAGTATATCGCTAGTTGGTAAATGAAATCGGCCAATTTTTTTCATAACAAGTCTCCTTTATTATTTATAGACTTGCATCTTCCATACCAGCTACACGTAGTTTAACTACGTTTGTAATTTGCCATTGTTTTTGATCAAGTGCTTTGAGTACACCTAACCATTTGTTACGCATTAGCGCAAACTCATTGATAATCTTTTCATAGTCAACGACATCTGCCTCGCCGTCGACGTATTTTTCTACATCGCGACTAGACAGAGCCCGTTGATAATTTTCAAGATATTTTTTGAAGTATGAACTACGCAACCTGCGTAGCTCAATATTTAGATAGTGTAAGATTGCTTCAATCTCTTGAAGCTGATTAAATCGGTGTTCAACAATGCCTGGCATACTAGCGGCCGCTCTTTCAACGTTACCTACCAATTTACATTCTACACGAGCATCATTTAATTCATGCTCATAATGTGCAACTGCATCTGGTATTTTACTTACGTCTCTTGATACTTCGCTATACCAACCCATTATTTAATCCCAATCATCATCTAAGTCACTATCCGTTTCGTCTATTTCTAGATAATACCGTAGGGCATCATCTAATTTATTGTCCACTCCGAAGGTGCTTTGGAATGTATGATCTGATACTCCGTAATCTGCAAGTAAGTCAACATAACGTTCCGCGGCCATCTCAACATGCTTCTTGTCAAGATATTCCTTAAAGACTGTCCATATATCAGCAATTTGTTCTTCAGTCATTAGTAGCTAGTTCCTCAATAGGTTGTGTATCATCTTCGCTTTCTGCGTCGAGTGTTTCAGAGGTATTTACCATAGTTGTTTCTTTAACTAGGTAATCTGACATAACCTTATCGAGATTTTCGCCAATCCACTTTTTACGATAGTCAAGAATTTCTTCACCATCAAGTGTAGTATATGCAAGTCTGTTACCTTGCTTTTTAATAATGCCTTTTGCTTCAAACAATTCAAGCAAACCACTATAAGGGTTCATGCCTGTTTCATAAGGAATTTTCACTTGCACACCTTCAAAAGGTTTTGCATAACGAGTCTTCATTACTTTACAGCCTGCTCTAATACCCATTACTTGACTAATTTTATTGCCGTCTTCGTCTTCTTTTAGTTTCAACTTTTTCATTGCAACAACAATACTTG